GTGTTCCTATGGCTCAAATTCGGGACACACGAGCTAACACTCAATGGAAAATAAATAAAGCAATTGGTGAAAGTATTTTAAAAGCTTACAACGAACCACTTGTTACTGATATCCGAGGTTTAGGTCCATGGATATGGAGGCTTCAAAGAAAAAGCGATGGTATGACATTAAAAATGGTTTATCACGAATATCGTGACATGCCACCTGCTGATTTTCTTAGAGCTATGGCGATTTGGGATCTTCGTGTTGACGATCAAATGCGAATGCATGTGATACCAACCATGCGAGTGGTTGATACATATGAAACAGAATATATCTGGGGACCAAGTCTAATGCAAGGACAATATTTGTTCGGTGCAAGCGAAGAATTTCGCTTAGAAGTTATCAGAAGAATGGCACCTTTTTATAAGCGTGTGCAAATAAGAGCTAAAGAATATTTATATAATATTTGGAATGATGCGCATGCTAGAAGGAGTGTTGTTCGATACGCGGTAGCTACTACAGGGATGTACTTTATGCCAACTACAGCGATTACTGGATTTTTCCAACATCAAGCAATATACTCTGCTTTTCCAGTATGGAATGCGATGGTTGAAGATGCAGCTAATCAAAGATGGTATATCCGTTATAATCCTTGGTTGAGAACAGAATACTGGATGAGACGTAAAGTTGAAAATGCTTATAAAGCTCTTGAAGAAGCACTTAAAATTATTAAAGAAGTTACGGTTTCTTTAGTAATGAAAGTGTGTGAGCTTTTAGGTATTGAAACTACCGATCTTATCCAGAATTTTGCTTCTATAGTAGGAGATGTAGCGTTACATGCTACTATCCTATCACTATTCTCTATGTTACTTTATATGTTATATAAATTAATAATGAGTTTTATTCCAAAGGAAGAAGAAGAGAATAAAACTGAAGGAGAATATGAAAGAGAGCGTTATCGTAAGAAACAAAAGAAACAGAGACGCTCTATCAAGAAAATTCGCCGAGAAACAGGTAAATTACGATGTGAAGATTGTGGAACCTATACGACGACTGAAATAATGGGTGAGTCGTTTGATTCTATCATGATAAACAAAGTAATAATTTGTACACGGCAGATTTTATTGATATAATTGAAGAATACATTGATGATGAAGAAGAAACTTATGTTGGATCTATTTATCAATGTACTGGAAATTGTTCACTAATTAATATCTATTCATCTGAAACTGAAATCAAAATTAAAGAGAATAGAATAAAATGGTATGGACAAAAACCACATCCGTTATCGGATGATAAGAAGACGGTTTGTATTCATTTGGAATGTAAAGGAGAAGATATCCGAAAGGAGATTGAAACCATTCTAAAAGGATATGAAGCGCTAAATATAGTAGAGTTTTTCATCGACTTTGCTATAACTTTCAATGAACAGGAAACAATTTGTGATTTGATTATTTTCGGTCTGCGAGCAGGTAAGGAAGGCCGTTTAAATCATATTACGAAAGCAAACATAGCTGTTTGTAGAAAGTATGCGGATAATTTCAATAAAGATAAAATAGACAATGATCCAGCGTCAATATCTGAAATTGTTCACACTGAAGCAATGCAAAATGCAATTGCTATTGGAACTAGTATCAAAGAAAATCATCAAGTTCAATTAGCTACATGCTCAATTGATCATATTGATACTGAATCGTTCCAAAATAAGAGTTTTGGATTTGGTCATAAGAACTCTATAGTTACAAATGGACATGTTGTAGAAGTTGGAAGTTTAATACGATTTTACAAAACTTCATCACCTACTACAAGTCTTAAAAACTATAATATTGCAATTACTGAATATAAAGATCCAGTTCGGGATATAGCAATATTAAGAATTCTTAAACCAGAGGAAGCTCGAAAGATATCGGGGAAACCACTTCTTCGTATGTCTGATACAGAAATTAAATTCGGTGATTTAACTAAATTTCTGTATTCTAATGATAACTGGGAAAAAGTTGTTGATAAGACACCAGTTATGGTAGATTTTCCAAAATCTGGGATTACGGTTCCAGCTATTGCAAGATCTAAGGAAAAGAGGGTCAGAAGATT